AGGGGTGCTGATGTATTCGGAAGGGATTGGATCGAATTCTTTGATGCTTACGTTGTCTATTGATCCTACAAAAGCTGCTGTTGCTTCAAAATAAGCCGTACCTGTGTGCAATGCTGTGTAAGTGTATGTATGTGTTCCTACTCCTAATGCAGAAGTGAAAATATTTTGCGCTCCGTTGACCCAGAATTTTATATTTTCTCCATTAGTCGAAACTACATCAAATGTAAGAGTGTATTTTTTCCCTACAGTATGTACATTATATTGAATCAATCCTGAGTTAGTGCTTTGACTTCCGTCACTTGCAGCAACGCCATTAGCAATAGACCAACCAGTTCCCTTACTCCAATTTGTGTCAGTATCAAAGTCTCCATTAGTTACCTTCTCAGTTCCAGTGCTTTTGAAAGTGACTGTTTCCTCAAGCATGGCTCCGAAGATGTAAGTATTTTTGTTTGTAGCGTTTCTGTCGGGATAAAATATTAACGAATGATTAGATGCTGTTGCCGTCGCTTTGCCTACGAAGCTAAATCGATACCATCCATCATCTCCTATTTTTTCGTAAGATATATTTGTGGCGTTTAAATTACCTGTTGAGCTTGGAACCCCACTAGAATCAAAAGTTGTCTCTGCCCAAAATATCCAACCACCTTGGTAAATACCTAGTCTAGTTTTTGTGGACGTGCCTTTTTTAATGTATAAAGAAGCTGTATAGTTTGTGCCACTAGTTAACGAAATATTATCATTTTTGATTTGCGCAGCGTTGTTACTTCCTGCTGCTGTGAGTATTCCTGCATTATTTCCTCCAAAGGGATCAGCTATACCCTTCTGAAGTGTTGGTGTATATGTTGGGTGGTAGTTCCACTCACCAAAGTCCTCACTGTATGCAAGTAAATTCTGTGATGTATTTCTCACGACCGAAGACTCACTAACTCTATCACTCGCATCAAACATTACCTGTGCCTCGGTGTTGTCCGAGCTTCTTCTAATCCTTGCTGCGTATGGAGAAACGTCTCCAAGCTTCCTAAGAGAAAAGGCTGCAACTGGTGCTTGCTTGATAGCTTTTTTAAGTGAAACATTATCAACTGTAAAAGACCAGTCTCCTGTTCCTGCATGTCTTTCAAATATAATTTCGTCTGAACCTGCTGTAGCTACAAAGGTAAATTCTATCTGCTGATCAGTTCCATCTAATGTCACTACCCCATTACTTAGTTTAAGCCCACCACTATTCCCAGCGTCATCTCGGCATCGCATGATTTTCCCTGACGTTCCGTTGACTGTAAAAGATACCTGATAAGTAGATCCTGTTTCGTAAGTAACTGGTTGGAAAGCAAAGACGTATCCTCCACCTGTAACAGTAAGCTTTAATTTACCATTTTCTAGCGACGAACCGCCTCCCGACCAGTCAACTATAGTATTTGGAGAACCATCTGTATCACTAAAGTCTCCATTAGTTAACAACTCAGTGTTACTCAAAGTAAGCTTAAACTTCTCAAGAAATAGCTCCTCAAGTTCTGCACCTGTTAGCGGTCTCGTTAGTTTCGCAGTAAGAGGCGTTGTCAACTTGGATGACGGCCTACTAGCTGAAGTACTGCTACTACTACTTGAAGAAGAAGAAGAGGAAGACGATGAATAACTCATTGAAAAATTTTATGATTAGTCGAGTGGTGAAATAGCGACGTAAAGATCGTCTGCTGCGTCTCCAGATCCTCCAGAAACAACAAGCTGTATCTCAGTCTGTGTTGATGTAAAGACACTTCCTCCTGGTGCTGTAAGTACTGCATCAGGTCCAATGGTTACAAACGCATCCCCTACTTTGTGTTGTAGAGTGAGTGTTCTACCAGAACCAAATGTACCACTTGCTAGGAAACAATAAGATCCTGCTTTGGTCTTGTTGACCGCTGGAGTGCTTGTTGCGTTAAGTGTTCCGTTACCATCACTGTCCAGCGTAGCGCTGTTTTTCAGGTTAATGTTAGTTATGTATGATGATGCCATAATAATAATATATCTCTTCTAATTTTTAATAGTTTACGTTTGCTCCGCTTCCTTCACTCGGAAGGCTAACTGAAGGTCTTCGGATTGTAAGGGAAGATGTGCCTCTTCTACGTGGATCTTTTTTCTTTTTCCTCTTGTCCTCTACCTCTTCAGCAACAGGTGTTGGTGGTGGTGGGGCCATTGGTGCTGGCTGGTTTACAATTTGAGGCGAAGGCATCCTAGGTCTTCCTATACACATAATTTAATCTCGGTTGTTTGTTAAAATATTTTCGTTTTGCTCTGCGTTTTTGGCTCGCAGAAAGTTTACAATGTTACGTTGTCCAAAGTAATAATCCATATCTCGCAGATTATCCTTTGGGCTAAATTCTTTTGGGGGGAACAACTCATCCAACTCATTCACTAACTCACTTGGTACAATTGGAAAAGGTTTGATAATATTATCCATGTTCTTTAGGCTCTCTTTATCTTCAGCTTTACTCTAGCTGCTTTTGTGTTAGCGACAAACTGTTTGCCCTTTGAGCCTTCTCTCTTCTTTTTCTGGGCTGTTGTTGCTCTTTGAGATTTTGACAACCTACGAGCTTTTGCAAGAGGTAGGCAACGATCTGGGTTCTTTTTGTTCTTGCTAGTTCCGCATGGGCCTTTGATGTTGCCGTCAGTTCCTATGCGTACCCACTTTTGTTTTCGCCAATTTGCTAACTCACCCATATATTCCTATTTCTTTTTCCTAATTTTTAATTTCTTTCTCTTGCTCCCTTTGGCGTAGTTTGGGTCTTTGCAGTACTTAGACGCTGCCATGTTAGCGTAAGCCGAAGGGTACTTATCAAACGTTCTCTTGGCCCAAGCTATTCCTTTAGGACATATTTTGTTTCCCATTTTTTTTCTTTTTCTTCTTCTTGAGGGCTGCAAAGTCAGCTTTAGTAATCTTGTTTTTTGGATTAGCTGCTGCTGCTATCTTGAGTTGGTTTCTTGTTAACTTCATTACTTGCCTACCTCCTTCATGGCTTTCTTATGTGCCTGAGTGAATGTCATTCCACCTAACATAGACTTACGCATGGAAGCGAGATGCTTTTTAGTATGGTGCTTTGCATGCCTCTTCATGGTTTTTTCCTGCCTAATACTTAAACTTTTCCTTGGTGTTTTCATTTCTTTGATTTCTTACCATATTTGGTAGGTTTCTTTTTCTTTGCCTTCTTAGTTATTGTAAGAGAATTTCTTTTTTTACCTGATGACGAATAATACATAATTTTTTTTTAAATCAACATTTCCACCTACGCAGGGCAAGAGCTTTTCTAGTAGGTCTTCCTTTTGAGTCCTTCATTGGACCCTTAACTCCTGACATTCTTGCACAAAAGCTACGCTTCCTTGCGCCTCCTCCTGGTTGTGGAGCCTTTAGATTGGAACCTGTTTTCCTGTTGTAGTAATCCCTACCTTTTTTAGTAAGACCACCCTTTTTGGATTTGTGTTCTTTTCTTAATGAAACCTTTTTTCGTGCCATACGATAGATGTTTATTTCTTCGTATACGAATACAAACCTAAATATCCCTTAATTTTTCAGGCAATTTACCTTCCTTAACCCACTCGTCAGTTTGATATAAACACATGGCATTCCAGATCACTGCACTAAGGTGATCTTCATCCTCAAATCCTTCCATGTATGCCCAAAGATGTCGATAGATCGCATCGATATACCTACTGAAAAACTGACCTTTCTCCCAGTTGCGCAACCCATACTTGGTGCTTCCCTGCTCAAATCTACGACTGATTGCACGTAGGACCACAGGAGGAAGGTGGCTAGGAAAACCTTTGCCTTTCATTGAATCCCTCACCGAACCTGTTTCAAACTCAGTGCGTTCTCCACTATCTGGCAGTTCATTTATTTTTTCGTTGGTGTCCATAGTCTTATTTCTCCTTCTTTTTCGTTATATTCACTAAGGCTTCTCAAGATGTATGAGAGCCTTGCATTTAATAAAGCTTCTTCTTCGTTCTGACCTTTTGATTCATAAGCATCCACAACAGTCCTCCAGGTTGCGCCATGCTTATCAAGAAGTTTCATTGCAGTCTTTGGGCCTATGCCAGAAGCACCAGAAAACCCATCAACACTGTCACCAGAAAGTGTTTGAACTAGGTGATTATAGTCGGCTTCTTCTTTTGTTGTGTAGTTGGTTTCTGCTTTTAAAAAATTAAACCACTCACAATTAAGAGTGCCGAAGTCCTTGTCTCCACTAACAGCAACCATGTTCTTTTTCCCACAACACATCATTCCAATAACATCATCAGCCTCAAGGTTGTGCTTGTGGTAACCATTACGTTTCTTGTAGCACCACTCCTTAACAGCCTTTATACCGAGAGGTTTTCTCTTACCTTTCCTGTTAGCTTTGTATTCTGGGAAGATGTCATAACGAAAGTTACGACTGTCAGAGAACACCATCTGGTAATCATCGGTATCTGTTTGTGTCTGGATGTAATCAATAGTCTCATCAACAATCGACTTCATCTCGTTCATGTCTGTCTGTAATGTCCATATGTCATCATCCCATTTGATCTCTTGTTCAGATGCAAAGGCACTTCTCCAGACAACCATGTCTCCATCTATCACTGCTGTTCTTTTTCTACTCATATAAATTTTTCTAAAATAATTAATTTATTCCATTTAGTTATTCCACAAGTTTTCCATCCTGCTTTTTTGAAACAATACCCTGCATTTTTAGATTTAACCTTTGACTTATTTACAAAAGTAAAAAGTCTAATTGGATGCTCCCATTTAATATTTGAGGCAAGTTCTGCTTCTAGAATTAATTCAGAACTTTTTAGTTTTGTTTCATTTCTAAAAACAGCACAATTAATTCCTTCTTGATTAGATATGTATTTACGCCAAACAAAAAGACCTCCCTCCATTACAAGAACCATTTTTTGTCCTGGGCCTACAAAAAGTTTTGGAGTTCTTCCGTCTTTATAAGCTCTATAACTGTAGTGTTTTTTAAATAAAGACCTAGCGTAAGTATCTCCATCTTTTGATAGATACCAGTTTTTTGTAATTTTTTGTAAACCAAAAGTAGGATTAAACATTTTAGTGTGTCTCTGCCCAGTTGTTACCAATCTTAAAGTCTCCATCAATCGGACACTTGATGCCAAGGGTCTTCCCTGCCTTCTCCATTGCAGCTACAAAAGTTCTTCCAAGATCCTTTGCGTGTTGCTCGTCACATGAGAACTGAACCTCATCGTGTACGTTCGCATGCATCTCGTAGGGATGTTTAGCCATCAATGCAAACTCAATAAGACTCTGCTTCATTATAACAGCACCACAACTCTGTAACAGGAAGTTGAGTAGTGAGTGCGTTGACCTTGATCTAATCACCCTGCCATCGATGCCTGTAAGATGCCCATGTTTTTTTGCAGAAGCTTCAACATCACTAAGTAGTTTCTTGAACGCTGGCATCTTAGCCATGAAAGAATTTCTTAATCTCTTTCCTTGTAGTCTTCCTCCACCAACTGACTCACCCAACCTAGTATCACTAGCACCATATATGAGTGAGTAGATGAATGTCTTGGCCTGATCTCTTGTAGGCAAACCAGCAGCATTCTGATTAACTGTGTGAATGTCACCCTCTAGGATTTCTCTAACATACTTACCAGAGTCATAAGGAAACAGGTAATGTCCAAGACACCTGAGTTCCAATTGTGCGCTATCGCTGCCTACAAGAACCTTTCCTTCTGGAGCAGTGAACAACTCACGACACTCCTTTCCGTACTCCGAACGTACCGCAGGAATCTGTCCGAGGTTTGGAGCATTATGTGTACACCTTCCAGTAATAGTTCCAGCAGTGTTGACTGACCCATGAATCCTTCCTTCATCTGTAACAGCGTTCAACCAGGCGTGTCTTCCTTCCGCTAACATTCCAAGACGTTTCTGTAACAACAGGTACTCAAGAAGTTTAAGAGATTCCTTTGTGTCTATCTGTCTAAGCACTCCCTCATTTATCTCTGGTCGCTTGCCTTCATACGCTGCTGGTTTCCATCCAGCTTCCATAAGCCTTTCAGCAATCTGATCTCGGCTTCCTGGGTTAAATGGAATTGTTTTTGTTTTGTTTCCCGTCTTCTCTGCAAGGTCACTGATGTTTTGTTTTAGACCTGCCTTCTTTAGCTGACCCTTCAAAGCAATCTTAGTCTTGCCAATGTACTCGATGCCGTCTACCTCAACCTTCCAACCAGTAACACTCTTCATCGTCTCTACCTTTGGAGGGAACACCTCTTGCATCTCGTTCTCTATCTCCACCCGACGTACCATAAGTTCCTTTGCAAGCTCTTTGGCCTTATCAACATCAAAAGGAAACCCATTCATCTCTTGCACTCGAATTAGCTTTGCAAACTCGTGTTCAAGAACAAGGGACTTAGGGGATGTACTATTTTCCAGTAGATGCTTGTAGAGTGCTAACGTTGTCCTTACATCCTGGTTGCAATAGGTCTGCATCTCTGGACTAAAGTTCTCCCAGTCCTCATCTTCACCATGTGAATCCTTATGCACACCAATACGAAGACCCCAAGCTTTGAGTGAGTGAGATCCTCGCAACTTCTTAGGGAAACCTTTCTCGTATCCTCTCTTGTCATCTTCATCACCTATGTCAGGGAAAAGAACCTTTGCCATAAGCATTGTGTCTACGATTTTGTTGAAGCGTATCCCGTACAATCGATAGAGTGCAGGAGCATCAAAGCCTATGCCATTGTGAAAGCAAACATACTCAGCTTCCTGTAGCATCTTTAAGCCCTCATCAATATTCTCTTTCATTGTATTAAACTCAAACAACTCACTTGTTGTAGGGTCTATAACTGTGAAGCAATGTAACCGATCAAGACCCTCAAGTGTCTGCCAGTTCTTTATTGCGTTCGTTTCTATGTCACTGATTAGGATATTGTATTTGTAACTCATATTAATTTTATTCTTTCTTCTATTCTCTTAATTAATGTTCTAAATGCTACCTCTACTGTTTGGGGTACGACTCCATTTCCCAAGAGCCTAAGTCTGTCCACCCTACTGGAAGTCCCATTAGTTGCTCCACCCAGTTTGGGTTTAGGTGTTGTCCTTGGTTCTTCCCAGTCGTGTTGGGGTTTACTGGGTTCGCTGGGCCACTTTCTATCACTATTGTAGTTAAACTTTTCTGAGTCCCCTTCTTCCCATTGTTTCGATTCTGGTATCCCAATCTCGGCTCGTGCGCTGCTGGAGTCGGCCAGTTCTTTTGTTTGTCCTCCAACATCTTTAGATCTCTTCCCAAACATTTCTGAGGACTCTCTACACCTGTTCTCACTCCTTCTATGTGATCGCTCGCTTGAGGAGTAGCCCAGTTCTGCTGTCCAACTTGAGTTTCTAAGTTTGGAAATCTTTTTTTGTTTGACGCTATTTCTGGTGTTATCGTTGAACTCATTGCTGAACAGTTGCGTGGAGTAGCCCAAGATAAAAACTCTTTTCCTTTGGTGAGGTGCGCCAACTTCACTCGCTGAGAATACTCCTGCCTCTGCGATGTAACCCATGCTTTCCAAGTCTTGGAGGACATGGAGCAAAACACTTCGTCCTGTCTCTGTTTTGGAACTGATGATTCCTTCAACGTTTTCCAAGAAAACAAGTCTTGGTCTACATATTCCGACCCCATCGCTGATGTAGGGGTAGAGGTGTCTTGGGTCTTCAACTCCTTCTCGGCTTCCTGCATGGGAAAAAGGTTGGCATGGAAATCCCCCAGAGAGGATGTCAATTTGTCCAAGAAACTTTTCGTATGGGAAGGTTTTAAGATCCGTCCAGATAGGTGCTGGAGATATTTTATTCTCTTCCATCTTCGCAACCAAGTTGGCGATTGCGAAGGCTTCGATCTCCACATGAGCGACTTCTCGCACGTTTGGGAAAACTCTTCGCAGTCCAAGCCCAATTCCTTCGTATCCACTGCAAAGTGAAAGGTGTCTGATATATTCTTTGGTATTATCCACATCTAAAATTCTTCTGATATTTCTGTTTCGGTTAGTCTTCCTGTTCTCTGACAGTACTCAAGGTGACTGCAAAGTCCTGTTTCTCCACTAAATCGGTTTTTAAGAACAGACAACTTCGTGACTTTATCTTCACTCTGAAGATCCCTGGAAAGGGCTATGCAAATGTCACTTAACTGACTAAGGGCTTGGCTGCCCCTAAGTGCTGATAGGTTAGGCATGATTCCGTCTTCGTAACCTCGGTTCCCTTCTGGTCGCTTTAGGTGGCTGACAAGTATAAGTGCAAAGTTACATTCCTCAACAAGCGTTCGCAGCTTTGTCATTAAGATGTCGATGCTTTTTCTCTCGGATGTTTCAATCTCTGCAAGGCCACTTACCACTATGCTAATGTGATCAAGCACAATGTAATCAACCCCAAGTGCCTTGACGAGATAACGCATGTGTGAAAGTAACTGGTCAGTATTCAGCGAACCCCAGTGGTCGTAAAGAAAGAACCTACCAGAACCTACTGTTTTCTTAAATGCTTCTCTGTACTTGTCATCAACTACAAAATCCTCAAGGTGCAATAGCTTTCCTAACTCAAGTCCTAGAACACCTTGTGCTGACCTCTCTATGTTTTCTTCAAGGGCAATGTAACCTATCTTTGTTTTCTTTGTTGTAGTGAGTAGATGGTGAGCAATTTGCCTACAGACTTGTGACTTTCCAACGCCACTTCCTGCACAGAACAAACTAATTTCTCCTTTGCGTAGTCCTTTTGTTTTTTCATTGAGTCCCTCAAAAGGATA